GATGTTTCTCGTCAACATACGCTGAGTCTAATTTGAACCCGTAAGATTCGATTATCGATTTCCATTCAGTAAAAGCCCGACAATAAGTATCACTTCTTGTTTTAGCACCAGAATCTAAAAATGAGTCTATATCTGATAGGACTCGTTTACAGTCGGATGAACTATCATATTCTTTAATTAAAAACACTCCCCCTTTTTTAATTATACGTGCGATATCTCGTAATTTATCATCTATATCATCAATCATATGCAATACCATCAACGATGTTACAAATGAGAATGACGAAGTTTGAAACGGAAGCTTTCCGTCGGTTTTCATTTCATTTGGTATTTCTATATGTTGATATCCCAGCTTTACATAAGTTACATTTTTTTCTGGTATATTTAACACTTTATTCATCGGTAATTTTGCAATCTCTTTCGATCCCAAGTCGAGATATTTAAACTCTCCTTTATAAAGCGCTTGAAACACGGGGGCTTTAAATATAGATTGAAGATTGTATTCGGTCGTATCTCTAGGTTTAATTTTTTGAAACTTTCTAAAGTTAGGTTCAACCTCTGTATCCTGTTTCACATTTTTTAAAATTGTTTCAATGTCTCGATATGTGGCTTTATAGTATCTACTAAAGATTTCAACTGTTACTACAGGATTGCACAGAAACGATGTTCTTACCTGAATATTACTTCTATAAGAAGTGTAAACCATAACAGATCTAGAACTTAAAACTCTCACTATATCGTAAACAATCAGCTCTGCAGGGGTATAAGCATACACAACACCAGGGTAAAATCGTTTTATATCCTCAAAAATATACTGTATCATGATAAGAGCGTTGATAAAAGTATCTGTAACATTCCAGTCTCGAGAGTGTATATGTCTTCTGGTACTGTAATCGTATATCACATCATTAATATCATCTAGACGGTTATTAAATGTTTCAAATATGTACTCTGATTTTACCATCTCATACTCTTTAAAGACACCGTAAGCCTTATGATAGTATTCCTCTAAAATCTCATCTAACATAATACGGGATGAAACTTGAGAGTAATCGATAAATAGTTTATAATTCTCATAAACTGATATAAACTTTTCGATCTCATTCATTTTATAGTTTAGTTTTTTAACATCATCAATCCCTTTTATTTTTTTGAACTTTTCAGAGCATAAATCCAGATCAATTTCCAGTTTTATAGATGATAGATCATTTATATAGTTGGTTAATATCTCTTTATCATTCTCTTCGTAAGTATCCTTATTCAGTTCCGTTTGTGTGTTAAGTTTTTTAATCTTTCTCTTAATACTATCAGAATTTTTAATATTATTTCCAAACATAGTCACCACTTTTGCAAACTCGTTAGAGATAAATCGATTGATGATGTAACTTTTAGTATCAGTTTGTAAAATTTTACATTCTTTAATCTCATCCATAAGATTGTAATTGAATATTTTTCCTCCTTCAATCTTTGCACTATAAGAATTAAGAATCCGATCGGACTGGACATTGTATTTAGTACTAGACATTTTTACTGTATGTACCCAAAACTCTGGGTTACGGGTCATAATCCAATTGATAAAATTTATAGGATTATCGTAATACAGAGTTGGATTGTTCTGTTTTATAGAAAAGAAATTATCCGACCCTTTCTCGAATGATCTTTTCAATCTTTCAAAGTCTTTATCGTGATAACTGTTATGGATTCCGTACGGATCCTCTTTTAATGTGAAGTAGTCCAGAATCCACGAGATATCAGCAAACATCTTTTCCCCCTTTCTAAAACACGAGTACAATGAATACATCACCATTTTGTACATATCAAACCCTTTACATGTGATGGTGGGTATAATACCAAACTCGGGCATGTTTTTTACTCCAATAGGAATTCCATCAAGTATAAAGTGTGAATATCCGTAATCGATAATTGTAGGAATTAGATCAGTCTCTATTTTGTAAGTTAAACCTCCAATACTGTACTCTACTACTCTAGGGGATGATAATGTTCGAAGAATAATATTATCAGTATGAAGATCATAGTGAATATATCCAATCTCTCGTTGAGCAATAGATAGAGTCAAAATCAACTGAATTATGTACGATATAAGTTTATTCATTCCTTCCTTATTTTTGATATCTTTTATGTAATCGTTTAATGTCACCCCTTTTATCTTTTCATAAACAACGTAGAACATACTACCCACTCCTTTGTCCTTTGTACAGAATGTGCTTTTTGAAACATTTTTATCTTCATCGAATACCAGAGGATTACATTTAAAGATTGCAAGTGTATATGCAAAATTGGGGATAAACTTCCTGAGTTTATTGATACCTATAGTTCCAATAAAATATTCAAATAGAATATTAAGGTTATCCTTCATACGTCTTGCAGTTTTAATAACAACCATATCGTCTATGGTTTTGAAATTAGAAAAAAGAGCATAACCTTCAGTTGTGTTTATTTTCGAAGCCATTTTCAATGACGATAAAAAATTAGAGATAGATGTGTCTAAATACGGAATATTAAGATCATCCTTTATCAATGGTTTGTCTGACTGTTGTAGAAAAATCATATTAAACATGGATTTAAGTATGTCCAATTGTGATCCATCCATATATTTCTCCTTCAAAATTGTATCAACGATTTTTTCATCTATGGTATCGGGAGTGTGTTCGTCTTTATCGGTTACTATATTGATATTCTTTTCCAGGGAAAGAGTTTGGAAAATTATGTTCCAAACGAAATCGTTGTATTCAAACGTCATCTTCTTACGTGAAAATATTATTAACTAACTTAGTTAATAATATTATATCAATATTTTTACTTGTTATACGGTATCTGTTTTATCGATCACCCCAGATGTTGGTTGGAAACATACAGAACAGACCTTGATATGAGAATAACCGGTTTTTATGGATTTTAAAGAGAGGGTCTTCCCGCATATTCTACATGGTCCGAAACAAGAAAGACAAGAGAACAAGATACTTTTTAATCTATTCAAGAACGACATCGGATGTATTGGTGTATGGTATACTTTAGATAAAAACAGTTTTTAGTCAATCTCCTCGATATTGGTTTTACTGGAAGAGGTCGTGTGAGCATCGGGTGTATCGGTATATGACAGAATCTCATTGTATTTATCAGTATATTCCTGAAGGGTTCGATCGGCAGAATTCATCCACGATTTACAGTCCTCCATCTTTTTCTTAAGACCGTCGTCCTGTGTACTGGATTTACTATTGATAACCTGTTCAAGACGAATTTTAGACATCTCAATCTGATCTTCATTCTTAAACTTTTCAGCGTCCTTAATCATCTTCTCAATCTGTGCTTTAGTAAGACGTCCTGCGTCATTCGTGATAGAGATTTGATTAGTCTTTCCTCCAGACTTCTCTGTCGCGGAAACGGTGAGAATACCGTTCGAATCAACATCAAAAGACACTTCAATCTGGGGAACTCCTTGAGGTGCAGGAGGAATACCAGACAGCTCAAACTGCCCAATAAGATTGTTATCTCTAGTAAGAGGACGTTCACCTTCAAAGATTCTGATAGACACAGAAGACTGATTATCTTTGTAAGTCGAAAACACCTTAGTTCTTCTAGAAGGGATAGTAAAGTTACGATCAATAATGTTTGTCATGGTCTTTCCATCAGTCTCAATCCCCAGAGAAAGAGGGACGACATCGATGACGAGTCCAACCGAAGTATCTGCAGTTCCGTTAAGAATGGCGGCCTGAATAGCTGCGCCATAAGCAACTGCTTCATCAGGATTGATTTTAGTAGACAGTTCCTTTCCGTTAAAGAATCTACTAAGAAGTTCTCTGATTTTAGGAATCCTAGTAGATCCTCCTACAAGAACAACTTCGTGGATATCACTCTTTGACATTTTCGAATCCTTAAGAACTTTCTCAACGGGTGCGATAGTTGTGTTAAAATAGTTGCAACACATGTCTTCAAACTTAGCTCTGGTGATAGATGAAATAAGATCGATTCCATCAAATAGCGAGTCGATCTCTACATTCGCAACGGTAGTTGTAGAAAGTGTTCTCTTCGCTCTCTCACATGCAGTTCTAAGTCGTCTAAGAGCTCTATCAGATGTGGAGATATCCTTCTTGTGTCTCTTTTTAAACTCATCGATGAAATACTGAACCATACTGTTATCAAAATCCTCTCCTCCCAAATGTACATTTCCATCTGTAGATTTTACCTCATATACTCCCCCCTCAATCGTCAGAAGAGAAACATCAAACGTCCCTCCTCCAAGATCAAATACAAGAATATTCTTTTCAGATTCTCCAGTATTAATATGGTCAAATCCGTAAGCCATGGCAGCTGCAGTAGGCTCGTTAAGAATACGTTTAACATTAAGACCGGCAATAGTCCCTGCATCCTTAGTAGATTGACGTTGAGCATCATTGAAATACGCAGGGACGGTAACGACCGCGTCAGTTACACTTTCACCAAGATATGTTTCAGCGGTCTCTTTCATTTTAGTAAGAACCATCGCAGAGATCTCTTCAGGTTTAAACCGTTTAGTATTCTCTTTATAAGTAACTTCGATAACAGGCTTTCCGGATTCGTTAACCACCTTGAACGGCCACAGTTTCATATCAGACTGAACGGACGGTGTTTTGAACTCGAGACCGATTAGACGTTTCGCGTCAAACACGGTGTTTGACGGATTCATCGCAGCCTGATTTTTAGCAGACTCACCGATCAGTCTCTCTGTGTCAGTAAAAGCTACATAAGATGGAGTGGTACGATTTCCCTGATCATTACTGATAACTTCCACTTTATTATTTTTCATAACCGCGACACAACTGTAAGTCGTGCCGAGATCAATACCGATGCTGTATTTGGAGGAAGAAGACATTGTGATGATATAGAATACTATATAGTATTCTATATCGTTTAAACTCATTTTTAATAAACATCGTTTAGTTATACATATCCCTCCAGGTTGTAAACTCGGGGAACGACTCGTTAAACTGCTTAACATCACCCCCTATTTTAAGATAAAGTTCTCTTCGAGTTAGAAAATGTTTAAACAGTGTGTGCATCTTATCAAGGAAATCAAACACGATCGGAACTGCATCTTCTCGTCTAAACACTCGTCCTACATACTGCTCTATACCCTCCTGTACATCACTTGCTATAATCAATGCATCTAATCTAGGATGATCAAAACCTACACCTGTTTTTGAGTATGTGGAAATCAGAATACGACTTTCATAGTTGAATGTCTTACCAGTCCCCACAAAGATATCTACATCTTCACCGCACGATCTAAGTCTCTTTAACAGTATATTCGATTGATCAATTCGTTTGCATAAGATAAGAAAAGTTCTGGTTTTGAAATACCGTACCGTATCAATGATGAGATTATTTCTATTATCATCGAGAGATTGACTCTCCAAAACAGAGTTCCAGTCCAGTCTTCCTTGAGCATTCTGTTGCGATTTCGGTTTAAATCCTGTATGATAAACATACGCGTTGAAAAGGCGATGTAACTTTCTTACTATTCTCTCTTCTCCAAAATACAGATCCAATATCTTTCCCATTCCATCTGTTCTATCAGGAGTTGCTGTGAGACCGATAAGATACTTTGGTTTAAAATACAGAAATGCACGAGACATATTCTCTGTACAGATTGTATGAGCTTCATCTACGATAAGAATCCCTACATGATTAAAATCGTCCATATCCCTCTTACTCACATTAGACACATTCATAATATAGAAATCCGCCTCGGGATCGATAGGTGTATTTCCATTTAACACCTGTACTAGAGCTTCTGGACATACTTTATGAATAGAATACTCCCATTGATCGATAATATTTATTCTGTGACAAAGCACACAAACTTTATACTGTAATATCGAACATATAAAGATAGCAAAGATTGTTTTTCCCATACCACATGCAAGACTGATAAGAATACTTCTTGTTCTGTTTAAGATTTCATAAGCGATAGGTTTAACTTCATTCTGTATAGAGTTTAGTGTTCCATCGAACGTGTATCCCGACGCTTTAGGATAAAAAATATCTCCATTGGGAAAAGCAGTCTTAATCTCCTTTTGTAGATTTCTAAAAACATAAGAGAAAGGAAATAGAGCATAGTGTCTCTTTGTCTCATCTTCGACTTGATCAAACGCTTCAAAACATAACACCGATTCCTTTTTCCCGTACTGTGTTGTATTGGGAACAACTTCTAATTCGGAAACAATCTTTTTACGAGTTTGAAGATTCAAACGTTCTAAGTCCAAAACACAAGACATCTTGAGAGTTATAATATTACCTAGGTAATATTATAAACTGGTTATCAATTTCTTTTATCTCTTTTCAATCGTTCTCTTTTCAATCGTTCTCTTTTCAATCGTTCTCTTAGTCATCATAGTCATTTCCGTAGTAGTTATTATCATCGTAGTCACTCCCATCGTCGTCGCCATACTCCAAAAACGGGTCATGTACCAGATTGCTGTAATCATCGTAATCACTCTCTGCGTAGTAAAACCGATCAGGATCGTAATCATAATCATCAAACCCGTACGTATCATAATCGTCTAGTTCATCTAGATTCTCATACTTATTATCCCGATCCTGTTTCCGATTCAGTGTTCTTTGTCTTTGTTTGGATTTTCTTTCCTTGTTTTTCTTCGTCGGTCCCTTCTTCGTCGGTCCCTTCTTCGTCGGTCCCTTCTTCGTCGGTTTCTTTGGTCGAAGAGGAACACTCCCAGACTTGATGGAACAGGTAGAGAGGTCCTGTTTAATCTCTGGTCTCTCGACTATACTCGGATTGTAGGTGATGCTTGATGCGGCCGGTCCCACATCTTCGGGTTGAGTGAAGAATCGAACCGTGTAGGTGGTAAAAGGGTTGATTCCTTTTGGTGAGATATAGATGCTGCGCTTCCTGTTCCACCAGATTGGGTATTTGGTGTGAAATATGGACTTGTACTTGCATCCATTATACGTAAACATGTCACGCATAGTCGAGTAAGTCTCATCGCAGCCCATCACCATCTGGATGACATCAGTAGGAAGGTTGGTTGTCTCGTGTAGCATTTTGTATTTGTACAGAACACGATCGATCTTTCTATGATCGTAAGTAGACGGAAGAGTTGCGTCTCCCATCTGTTTGAACCATCCGTACACTTCACACGCCTTATCGTAGACGGACTCTCCGTACGCGTAGACAGCAGGGAGGATGGAGGAAAGAAACATCTGGAAGATCTGGAAGTAGTTGGGAGGTAAAAGTTTGTTGAGGATGTAGAAGAAGGTGTAATTTCGTACTGTTGTATGTATTTTATTCACTTTTTACGGAAGAGAGTCTATAAAGTCTTGTTTATGATCTATCGTCCGTGAAGGTTTTCTAAACCATTCTATGATAGATTGAAACATAGGCCAACAGCATTCTTCTTTTACAGGATTAGGTCCTTCTACTAAAATATGTTTTGGATACAGTTCGGTATCAGAAGACCATTTCCCCACAAGACTTCTCTTTACTATATGTTCTCCGTTTACGATAGTGAATGTTTCATTATTCGAGATATAGATCTGGTTCTTTGTTATGTTTGTAGTATCGAACGGATCGATCAATGTACTATGTTCTAATTTCGGAATCTGAGATACACAATCTATATATCCGATCCAGATGTTAGAAATATCAGAAAGAGGATTTTTTAAACGGATAGTTGTTCCTCTATTATCTATAACGATAACAGTTCCTAGATAAGATTTCCTTTTTATTACACTGTTATCTGGATCGATTATCGAAAGTTCTTCATTGAATACAATACAAAGATAACATTTCTTTGTTGATTTAGTATATGAGATTATATAATCCGTTCCTTTCTTATACTGCTCTGTATCGATATCACAATCTATAAAAGGTTCAAATGTTAATGATGTTACATTATATATTATTTCTGGATCGAATATATCCATAATATATTATTTATAAATAATATATTATATAGGTTTAATTAATTTAATTGTAAAGAGTATAAGTTCCGGTAGCTCCATCAAGACCTCCGCTAACAGAGAGCCATTCTAGATATACAGGTGTGATTTTTCCAACAGGGACAGTTGCACCGGTATAAGATGGTCCAGCTGCGTCAACCACTCCACCGTTATAAGCAATAATTGCGGTACCGTCACCTCCAACCGTGTTGGACTTAATATAGGCAGGAGAAGTTCCTCGATTGACAACATTAAAAACAATCATATTTCCTGCTCTGGTCGTAGGCACTCCAGTATCAATGGATCGTCCAAATTCAGAGAGAAGAGAGGATGCAGTAGGAAGAGTGTAAGTCTGAGACGCAGTGACAGGGCTTACAATAATAGTGTGACCCAGAACGAGAGATGCTGGAATAGCCTTACCAGTTGCCCCAAGATCGTTTTTGAGAACAACACCCGAATGGAGATTAAAATTGTTGGATGGAGGATTCTGAACTACAGAATTTCGCACCTTGAAATTCGGTTTAGAGTTGACAGACGTTACAATTTGAGACATTTTAATATTTCACAAGACAATTATTTATTTCTACTTAAATCTGTATATCTTTGGTTATTTAGTATGTGCGTAAAGTTGATATGCTTTATTGATGAATTACGAGAGAAAGTAGAAAAAAACGAACTGTCGGATGAAATGAATTCGCTGTTGGTTGAACTGTTTCTTTCTTATGAAACTGAGAAGACTGGGAAGAGATTAAATATAAAAGAGTATATGAAGTATGTCACTCTGGGGTGGTATATCTACAGTATGAAGGTGTAATTTTATTATCGTTTTGGATAATAAAATAGTTATAAGAATAATTTACTCGTCGTTCTTCGACTTCTTAGCGGAACGACGCTTGGAGCTCTTCTTAGCGCTACGACGCTTGGAGCTCTTCTTAGCGCTACGACGCTTAGCGGAACGACGCTTAGCGGAACGACGCTTGGAGCTCTTCTTAGCGGAACGACGCTTGGAGCTCTTCTTAGCGCTACGACGCTTAGCAGAACGACGCTTGGAGCTCTTCTTAGCGCTACGACGCTTGGAGCTCTTGCGAGTAGACTTCTTGAACTTTCCCTCAACCGAAAATCCCGATTCGAGTAGATACTTTTTGCACATGGTCGCTTTCTTTGGCGACGGCATTGTTGATAGATTTAATATAAGATATGAAAAAAGTTTTATTAAATAAAAGTTCTAATTGTCTAAAGCCAAAAATTACAGTTCGGAAATTAAGTTAATGTATTTAATATTTTTTCAATCAGATCTTTTGTAACTGTTTAGGATCGAGAGCAATTCCACAATAGTTTGTCACAAGAGATTTGTTAGGATCGTAGATCCCTAGTTTATACGCTTTTGTCAGTAGATGTTCAAACATTCCTCTGAATTCAGGGGTAACATGTTCTACATCAATCACATCTGTTAATGCGTGACTACATTCATGTATCGCTACATACATCAGCATGTTGTAGTCGTAGTAATTACCTTTCTCATCTTTCAAACATAAGAATATCTTGGTCTTGTCTTCGGTGTAACTTTCATCAGATGAAAAAAAGTCGATATGTGAAATTTTCGGATCTAGTAGACTCACATCGTACTTTATTTTTCGGATTAAAGGATCTTGATATGTTCTCCTTTTATATTTTAGGTTGTAGAACCCAATACTTATAACGATCAGTAGTGATAAGAGAAGAATTAGATCCATATTACATTCATAAAATATTATAAAACTATCAGAGATACATTTTGTTATTATCGATTTGATTCTTTTTTATTTTTCTTTCATAATCAATAAAGGATGCTCAATTCTAGAACAATTCTGATCGGACTATTGATAATTCTTGTTGGTGCTCTAATCTTCTGTAACTGTAATAAGAAGAAGGAGAATTATGCGGATGTCTTCTATAACAAAGGTCTAGACTCATCGATTCAAACCCGGCCCTCTTTTAATTCTAATCTCGATCCTAACAATATGAATCTACGAACTGATCCTTACGCTTACGGAGGATATATTAAAGGAAATGCACCTAATGTAAATAACCTTGCAGCTTCAAATATGAGAGAGGGATTTGCTCCTCTTCAGACAGAGGCTAAACGTCCTAATTCTAACGATTTTGCATCTATCGGGAACGAAGGAACCGCTCAAGCTACGAAGATGAACGCATCAGCGACGGCTTATAAAGCATCTCTCAATAACTATAACCCCAATACTCTTAAATACACTGTCCCTCAGGATCTTCTACCCGCCCCTGATATGAGACAGCCTCTTGCTCGTGACCCCTCTGATCCTTCTAACTTTATGTACGATCGTACAGTATTTGCTCCCCTGAAAAAGCGCAACCACAATGAGGCAGACCGTATTAGAGGAGATCTCGACATTGCTCCAGTAAAGACTGGTTGGTTCGATATTGCAACCGTTCCTACTGTTGATCTTGTAAAAGGATACTTTGGATACTATAACGATATCCAAGAATATCAGGATCTACAAGATATTGCGTACACCCGCGCCCGTAATTCTGGAGAGAGCGCTGGAACCGCTCTTGAAAATCTCACATCTTCAATGAACAAGGAGATGCTTAAACCTCGTCTCGCGTACGCTACTCAACCGAAGCTTGAAACATCTCCTGATAATGCTTGGGGACAGAAACGAGCATTCAACCTCTAAAATCTCTTTATATAATTTTTTTATATAAATATTACCCGAAATAATTATTTTATCCTATTCTATTAAGAATGAAAATACCTCCTCTTTGGATTTGTGGACTTGTTATCGTTATTCTTCTTGCTCTTCTGATATATATCACAACTCATCAAACAACTAAAGAGAGTGTGTCCAGGTTCTATCATCCTGAACCCAAAGCTATGTTCACTAGACTTGTATCTGAGTTTGGACATCCTCAGATAATGATAAATCAGAGGAAAGGATTTGCTATGTGGTTCCCTTCGAAATCGAACCCGAAATCCCCTTATGAATCGATAATCCTAAAGGATGAAAAAGTACAGAGATACGACGACGGAGAAATAATAAACAGTTTCCTATATACTACAATCATAATTGATATTCCCGAAGAGAGAGTGGCTGATATTGTTAAGATCAGTAAATATATGTATTACGATAGAGAATCTAAAGAGCTTACTGTAAGAGGAAACACCTTTATAGGAAATAAACATATTCTATATGCAGTTGTAAGTCTATTGAATTTCGATTTTACAATTGAAGATGCTAGAGCTCTTATAACACCCGATTGGTTTGAAGGTGTTGTTAGTGGGACAGTTCTATCAATACTTTCCGACGAAAGCAAGATAGATTCATTTATCCTTTCCGCGATAAATAACACAGTTCCAAAAAGAGAATTTATTCTTGTTTAAAATAACAGTTTATCTACAAAATATGGATGAACATAAAGAACCTGCAAAAGTAAACACGGTTCCTATAGAAGATGAAAGAAAACATCAAAGCTACATCGATTCCCTTCAACAGCAGGTCGAATACCTAAAAGCAACATCCCCTGAGAAATACAAGAAATATCAGGCGATCGGAGATTCTCTTATGGCTTGTACATACGAGCCTGTATCTGGAGACGATGATGAGGGTGATAAGATTAAAGCTCTTACTCTGTTAAACACTGTGAAAGATTACAATATCGAAGATGATCTTTCTGAAACTGAACTGAATCTGTTAGTGAAAGTGTATGGTGTTAACTGGAGAAAACTACTTGAATAAATTTTAAATACTTGTATTTAAAATTATATATTTCCTTTTATTTCTTTACCCTTACCTCATTTCGGTCGTCACTTCGTTAGTCACTCTTCTTGACGTACCCCTTGTTTTTCTTTTTCCATTTGTTCTTCTTATACAGGTCTTCATTCTTATACTTTTTAGCCCAATTTTCACCCTCCTTATTATACAGTAGAGTTTTTACCCTGATAAACGTCTCATCGTGTTCATCATTACTTTCAAGATACTTGGAGAAGTTATAAGTAAACACATCGTGGACCTGAATATCTTCCTGATCTTTAAACGGTACCTTCAGATCGTACTTTACGTCCATAAAAGATCCAGTTCCAGACCAATCCTCTTCCTGATCAACAATCGAAAAATAGACAAACTCATCTTCCATCAGACATAACACCTTTTTTATTTTTCGACTGTTTCCAAATTCACACCCGGGAGAGTCACAATGAGGACCGTGACCTCTTCTATCATCAGTAGAATCGTATTTATCAACTATAACTATAGTTCCTGCACTTACCATCGCATTGAGATAGTCATCACACGATGCATTCATGAAGGACATTTTTGAGGACACCCAGAATATACAACATTAATTATACTCATATTAAATTCATTTTTTTAGAAATCTTCATTATCGAACTGCTGAACACTCTCTTTCTCCTTCGGATTGCGTTCGACAACGTTACCGATTCCTCTATTCTTAAACACAGCATTAGATGTAGAGAATCTCGGGTCTTCTGGTATGTTATCAACCTCTTCCTGAATCTTGGGTAACTGTTTAGGAATCTGCATCTTCATCAGTTTATTAGTATCGGTCATCAACCCAAAGTATCCAGTTCCAATACCGACATGTTTAGCTGTAATGATATTCGCGCTAACAGTTGTAAGATCATCTGTAACTCCTCTAGCCGGAGCATCCAACATATTTTGATGTGACTGCTCGAATGATGCAGGAGTAAGAACACCGACAACACTCTTACTGATACCGTATCTGTTCACAGAAGTAATAGTACCCGTACTGGTCATTGAGTCCGCAAGTAGAGTAGGATGAACAGGATCGATAAATGTACCTCCGAACGAAAGAATAGAAGTGATCTCTGAAATCAGGAACCGACGAGCAGCTTCAACACCAAGAGTATTAAGAATCTCCCACATGTTGTTTGAGATAACATGCTTGAAATCCACTTCAGGAAGATTCATCACATCTCTCATGTTGGTTCCTGCAGTTTCAACCTCCCATTCCTTGGTTTTACTGTTTAGTTGATAATACACCTTTGTTATTCCCTCAATCCCTGTAAGCTTAATATTCATAATATAATCTAGAGCAACTCTCGATACAAACATAAACTCTTTATTCTCTTCTGTCACAATGGATTTTTTATTTTCATCTAGTTCGGTTTTCTTACCCTTCTTTTTAGAGATAATAATTTCGGGAGACTCCAGGTTTGAAGTTTCGATGTAGACATCCACAATAGCGATGTTATCAGGAGAGAACACACACTTACAATCCTTGTATTCATTCTCTATCTTTTTAGCAATCATCTCTGTGGTCAGTTTAAACTGGAACATAGAATATTTATCCAGGTTCAATCTGATACACCATTCACACTCACGATAACTAGTTGTGTAAAACATATCGAACAATCCATACCATACCTTGTCCTCGTCTGAAAGTGAGTCATAGTTTAGGTGTACTATCTTATGAGACGTAACGCATTGATCAACATATCGCTCTTCTAGCATCGGTCTACATTTATCCTTTACCTGCTGTAGATTCGTCAAGTCGGTTGACGATTTATTCAGCTTAACACTCAGTACGTTGGTCTTCTGGTTTTTTGAAGCGTTCAGGATCTCATCCAGACGCGGTACTCCGAGTGTTACGTTGGCGGCGGATATCCCACAGCTATGAAAAGTATCCTCGACGGAGACCCCATTAAACAGGGTAAATTTTCTGGTATCTTCAACCGTGAAATCGTATACGTACTTAGTAGTTGAATCCACTTTTTCGATAGATTTAATCTCATCAAAGAACACTTCAGAATCTATAGCCGCCATAATATTATCTTGATCATCCTCGGCAAGGCCATACAGATCTATCTTTTTTAGTACATCTCTATGGATATCACCCTTAATTGTTTCAGTGTTTACCTCAGGAATAATATCATATCTTCCATACATATACATAAATTTTTTCTGAGCAATTAAGCGAAGCTTTTCCTGTTTATATTTCAGAGTGAACGTAAACGAATTATAAAATTTATGAATATTTCCTGATCCAATACTCAACGACCAGGATCTTAAGATATTCTTACTTCCAACATTATTTTTCGTAGCATGGCGAGTATATTTCCTGGAAAAGATACCAAACATATTGAGAATACAGTTAATGCCGTCGATAAGCTTTTCAGAAACAGAACAGCATCCTATATAGTCCTTTGTCACAGTTCCATCCCCACTAAAGTATCCATCGATCAATCCCTTAAGAAACTCCTCGTTAGAGATATAAGCGAAATAGGGAACATATTTTCTATGAGAGTAGTTGTCACACATTTTAGTAAACAGATCGACCAGCATCGTCGAATGGATTCTAACATCAGTCGAAGTAGCCCCTGCAAAATTCTTATCAGTTTGACATTGGATATGGTACCCAAATCTATACTTATCACACCAGTTAATAATTCTCTCTCTGAAATCCGGATCGTTGTTACTGATGCACAACTGAGTCCCAGTATTCGTACAATGTCCCTCTGCAAGATACGCTCCGATCAAAAATCCAAAATCGTTATCAAGAGGAATTTTCTCAGGTAGACAAGTTTTTATAGCTTCATCTTTCTGTCTTTTATTTCTATGAAGAGTATAGATAAACCCGGGAAGAACATGTTCCTTTCCAATTAACTCTTTCTTCTTTCCGTTAAGAGAATCCATAGCTGCATCGCTTCTGCCAAAAGGTAGTGTAAACAAAACACCATGATTATCTCTCCACCATCCTGGATTTTTTGGATTTCCAGTATATCCCTCTTCTCTTTGTCTTCCATTCTTTCCATTCACTCTATAATCTTCCTTAATCTCTCTCGCCTTATGCAAGTCGGTTCCATACACATACACATCCTTAGGAAGATACTTATCCATACTGATCTCCTGCAGAGGATTCTCAACTTTAGGAAACTGGATTGTAACAGGTAGCCGATCCCCGATCTTGAGATCAGATCCGTTCACCGCAACGATCTTGTTATTCTTTCTCAACAGGAACGACTTAGACGCTGTAGCCGTAACAACTCTTCCACTCATAGTAGTCACCTTGAGAAGTTTAAGTTCTCCGTTAACATTGGGAGGCGGATGTCTAGTAACACCTTCAATCTTTTTCCAATGCATTTTTCCGTCTTCATCAACCGTCGGAATTTCCAGATCCAGATCCATAGTACTTGCGTATTCAGTTCTGTTCTCTGGATAGAAATCGACTTCATCAGAATTCTCTATCATATTATCGATGTACTCCCCGATTTTAACAACAGTTACATCATCCTTATTCTTAATCATAACAAGCTCTTCATAATCGACCGAATTCAGAGTAAGTTGGGTTGTGGGTTCCCCTAATGCGAGTGACGCGTCCGCGCCGACCGATGATCCAGGATCGATTTTAGATGAATGATACATCTTCTCCATCTTTGCTTTGAGAGAGGGAATTTTACACGGATAGATCTCTATTTTCTCCATCTGTTTAAGGAGACCCGTTCTTGTCTCCTCAAGTACTGCGATAGACGTCTCCCAATCTTTAGTTTCATCAACCTTGAGGAAATCAAGGATATCGTACTTTTCATCTTCTGTAAGTTTTCTTTTTTGTTCGGTAATCAGAACAGGGGATTTAATAACTTCAGGAACAGGGGCTTTGATGGGTTGTTCATCTTCGGAATCGGATTCCTCGCGTTTCTCGGGTTCCTCGTCACTCAGAAACTCAAGTTCAGAATCGGAGGAATCGGAATCAAACTCGATATTCTTCTTGGGAGGCATACTCGACCGTGTAGACAGTATAAGGGAAAGTAGTGAAGGAAAGTGTATTTTTACTTTCTTTTACTATAGAATTCAATTTTAAAGTGTGATAGATAAATTTATACTGTTTTCGATATCGAAGAGACATACTTATCCCAGTAGTAGTACAGGTAGTTGTCGTAATCCTCAATTTCGTCAATCTCTTTCGGAATCTCATTGTTAGAGTATCGGTTTACGAATCTACCGTTCCCGTCGTACTCAATACCGTCGATACTCTGAATCCGCTTCATACTGAAATGAACATCTTTTGATATCTGTATTTTCGTAAGAAGACCGATCTGTATCAGACTGTAGAGTTCTCTAGCTGCATCCCAAGACAGTTGATGCTTAGATCGCATTCGTAAAACAAATTTAATCAGGAATATTTCCCTGATATTCTTCTTACGGATCTCAGTCCAAGATGTCTTATTCGTTATGTCATCCTTATCTTTAGGATTGAAGGTTTTCTGCTTTTCTTTATTGTCCGCAATAGAACACAATGCAGTATGAGTCATTAGTAACTCTTTTAATTCTATGAACACGTCCTGACTGTCCCCTTTTATAGGAATAACATAAGAGAACGGTTTCTTTTTATTTGATGCGTAGATTGTGTTTCCTGAGATATAGATACAGCTAGGACATTTCCCGTAACTTAACTGTTCGAATATATCCTTCCAAAACTCATCGTTTGTATAACTGCAACAGTCTAAGAACACACTGTATAACACTAGATTTTTCCCATTCTTGAAAACCTGGGTATCAGCCGAATTCTTCTTACTAGATGACATTTATTAAACAACCGTCTTATATATTATATAAATCAACTTTAAAATACATATCTGAATCTTAAATACTATGAATTCCCCGAAACTCGCTCTGGTTATGATGGTTAAGAATGAGGCAAAAAGAATCTTGACAACATTG